TTGCGTTGTTTTCTTCGTCTTGGAACTTGTCGTTTTGGTCGTCTTACGCCTCTTTCCTGAAAACGACGTTGTCTTTCCTTTTGCGGCGGATGCCTGTGCCGCAGCTTTCAGCGCCGCGGCGCGCTCTTCCTCCAACGCTCTGGCACGCTCTTTTTGATAAGTGTAGGCAAGATCGGCATATTTTTGCCCGTATGTCCGATCATTTTCTGCAAGTAGCGCCGCTTCCTTCTGCTGAAGCTGTGCAAGCTGTGCGGCAAGCGACGCGCGTTCCTCCGAAAGTGTCCGGCCGGCCGCGCTGTAGGCCTGCCCGTACTGATTTTCCAGGCGGATCAGTGCGCTTTCTGTCAGCCCGCCGTTATATCCCTGTCTATAAAGCAGCTCCGGCAGCTCCTTGCGGGCCAGCATCTTTTGAAGATAGGCCGCCTGTGCGCTATCTTCAAAAGCCCGCTGCGCCGCCTCTTCGCTGATCCGAAGAGCACTTTCCTGCGCTGCACTCTGTGTCCGGATCTGCGCCTGTGCCTGTTGCTGTTGTTTTTTTAATTCTTCTGTCAGACGGCGATTGGCCTCTTCCAGATCCTTGATGTATTGTGCCGATGCCAAATTGCTTCCTCCCTGCTTAAACAGCTTCTCCTCTTTTTATCCGGTCGGATTGCTCCGACCGTTTTCTTACGGCAGTTTTAACACCTGCCCCGGATGAATTACCGATAAAATACTCATGTTATTTGCACGCGCCAAATCGTACATTTTCGTGCCGCTGCCGAGCTCCTTTTCCGCAATCTTCCAAAAACTGTCACCCGGCTTTATCGTATACGTCCGCACAGCAGGCGAGGAGACTGTCTGATAGCCGTTTAAGCCAGCTTTTCGGATAATGCTGGGGAAATCCCGGTAGCACTCGTTTTGATCGACATTTCCCTCAATGCCGTTTATACGGCCGGTCGAGGTATGCTGCCAAATATCGCGCTTCAGCGTCTTGTTCGCGTTGTCCCCACGATAGTCCGCCAGCCACAATGTGTAGCGTTCTGCAAGAGCCGCATGGTCAAGCTTATTTAAATAATAGTTCGTGTTGGCATAGATTCCTGTAAACCACCCGGCTTTTTCGATGGCATTGCAGAACGTTTCCGCAATTTCCGTCAGCTCCGCTTTTGAAAGCTTCCCCATGCGCGGTTCGCACTCGACGTCGTAATAAACCGGGAATTCAAGCTGCTTTCCTTTCAGAATACCGGCGACAAAGTCCGCTTCCCTGCGTGCAGCTTCTGTCGTATCCGCGGCGCTGTAATAATAGGCTCCAACCGGCATCCCAACGGCCTTAAATCCCTTATAGTGCCGTTCAAAGTATTCGTCTGCGCTGCACACCTGTTTCCCCCAATAGGTGATGCCGCAGCGCAGAATTACCCCTTCGATTCCTGCCGCCTTTACTTTTGCATAATCAATATTCGGCTGATATGCCGATATGTCAAGCAGGGTCATGTTCCGTCTCCTCCTTTTGCTCCGCGTCAGACGGCTTTTGATAGCACAGCGCACGCATGCTGTCGCCAATGCCGCTTGTCGTCGGATCTACAATCGCATTGTATATGCTGATGGCGGCAGTCAAAAGGACATAAGGGTTCGACACAGCCTTTAAAAAGGTATCCAGAACCTTCGCCCATGTTGTCATATCGCACGCCGCCAATCCAAAATAACCCAAAACCGGCGTAACCGCCGCAAGGGTCACCTGTATCCAGAAATGCGGATTTCGAAAACGCACGCGCCAATTGATCTTCATGTTATCACGCTCCTGTCATTTGCTTTGTTCTTCCCGCAGCTCGTCTAAACGGTGATGCGCGCTTTTCACGCTCTCTTCCAAACGGTAAACGCGTTCTACCACCTGATTGTGTCGTTCCACCTTTTCTTCCAGACGCGATAGCCGGTAAACCGTCAGCCGTGAAGAGGTCAGAATTCCCGCAAAACTACCGATCATCGTACCCACCACTGCAATAAGGGATGTTATGAGCTGTTCACTCATACCGCGCTCTCTTCTTCCGATAAAATGCTTGCATCAGTAAGCAGCGGCGTCTCTCCGAACACCGCCTGTACAGCCGCAACATATGGCTGCGGAAGTTCTTTACTTATCAAAGTCCGATCGTACGGCGCATTATAATAAATTCGCCGCGTCGGCGCCTCCTCTGTATAAACAACGCCGTCCTGTGTGATCTGCCGAATCTTATCTACAACAACGCGTACCGGTGTTAAAGAGCACAGCGATATGGTTTCTGTTACAGTTGTAGTTTCCGCCATTTTCTTCATCCTTTCTTTTATTTAAGTATCCACATGGTCCGTGTCTGCACGACATTTATATTGTTTTGCGTTCTAATTTTCAATACTCCTGCCGAGGTGATCTCAAGTAACGCATTGGAGGGTTTGCCTTCTGGCGTAAAAGCCGCCACAATTGAGTAAAGGTTTATCGAAGGTGCAACATCTGCCGGAATGGTTCCAATAACGGTGTCTTCCGTGTTGGAAAAGCCATCTGATTTGATTACTAGTCCTTGGAGCTGTACAATCGCATTCAGCCGATACACTGCTTCTCCAGACATTGTAGCCGGTGGCGCAGGCGTTACCGTATAATACTCCACCAGCATATCGGAAAGACTCAGTGCCCCGACCTGCTCTGCTGTTACCTTATGCGGGTTTGCCTGATTCGCCGTGTGGCTTGTAAGGGCAGAATCCCTCGCCGCAGACAGATCTTCGCACGTTAACAGTATATGCGGGCCGCTTTTGCCGTTGACAGTAACCGGATCTCCCTGATCGCCCTTCTCGCCTTTATCCCCCTTGATTCCATAGACCAGCGTCGCATTTCGGCTGCTGTCATCTTCTGCAAGGGAGTTCATAAAATACAGATGTTTCCGCGGCGGCAATCGCCTACCTTTCTGGTCGACGATTATATGTCCGCCAAGACTTGCATGCGTCCAAGCACTTCCATCCTCCGATATCATCAACGCCCCGTCTACATCTTTTTTCAATTTACGAACCGTCTCGGATTCCACACTCTTATTCAGATGTGCTTCCACGCTTTCCCCGCTTTGCGTGCCGATCCCACTTGCTCCCGTCTCGCCAGAAAGCGCATCGATCAACCCGTTGACATGCGATGCAATAACCTCTTCTCCTCCGCGATCAAATGCGGCCTTCAGCTGAGCCGCCGTCATTCCCGCCTCTCCCGGCCTGTCCGGAAGGGCGCTTACGTTTTTCCCGGCAAAATCAGCCGGATTCAGTTTATATTCCGTCAGCATATCTTCTCCTTATCTCTTGAAAAAGCCGGCTGTCCGGTATCTCCGCACGATTCCGAAAATGCCGAAGCCCTCGTTTACAGCGTTGTTTTCGACAATCACCTGAACTGTGATATACCGGCGCTTCCCCGGTGAAAATGGCACAACCTGCGGCGCATCGTTTACAGAGAAAGAAAAACGGTTGAAATCCACGTTATCGAAATCGAAAATGTCTGTCTGCACCGTTTTCACCGCGCATCCGAAATCCTGTTCCGTCCGTATTTTTACCGTACAGCCGGAACGTGCGTACGGCTTGATCATGATACCACATCCATACCGCAGAAAGTGCTTATACACCATGAAATTCCCGTCGTCATCTGCTTTGGTGCTCCAGCTTGCACAGATGGCCTGCCCATCATCATTAAAACGTGCCATTGTGGCAATGTCCGTATTAAACCGACAGATTTTTCCGTCCGCCGTGCCGAAATACAGCGTCTCGCCGTACGGCAAGAAACAAACCGCCGGGATGTTCGTCCAATAAAAGCACTCGTACACCTTTTTCCCGTCGCCTGGACGCGCCGCCGCTTGCCTGCCGTCCAATACATACGCCTTTCCGTTTACCGCTACCAAAAAGCGTCCGTTCCATCCCGTACAGACGGCCTGTTCCAAATTTTTCTCCGCACAAAGCGCCGCGTCCGCAAAATAACTTCTGTTCTCCACCGTCTTTTCCGCTGTAATCAGATTGGACGTCACGGCATATACACCGGAGGATGATAAAAACAGCGGCTCATCCGCAAGATGGCCGACCGCACGCGGCGCCGCCATACCGGTTCCAGAAATTCCGGCTTTGAGTGGGAATACGATCCGCTGTCCGTCTCCCGTCACATTATCCGTCTTACAGCTTCGTAAAAAGATGGTGCTGTTCTGTTCGTCCTCTTTCTTTAAAACCAGCAGATATTCCCCAAGCCGCGCATACCCCATCACTGCCGTGGTTTCACTTCCAACCAGGCTGTATCCGTTATCCGGAAAATAGGAGGGGTCACGAAGCGCGCTGTGAAAGTCCTGCGCCGGATAGGAAGGATTGCCTGAAACAAAAACATATCCGTCTCCGCCCTCGCCGTACAGCGCTGCAATGGTGCACCCTGCGATCTTTTCGTATGCGCCGGCTACGGTTTTTTCAAATTGAATCGATACATTATCCGTGCCTGCCACTGCCGGCGCCGCAGGCGCCGAGGAAAACGTTACAATCCCGTTTTTCCGGTCAACGGAAAATCCGTTTCCCTCCGTCATCGCCGTCCCGTTTACCACAGCCGTTACCGGCGCACTGTCAAGTTCTGTCGTATCAAGCTGATATTTCACTGCTTTTCCGTCTGCAAGAAAACGGTTTTCCCTTTTTGGCGTCAGCAGATTCACATCGTCGTAGGATGTCCCGCCCGCAAGTGGGTTCCTCCCAATACTTGTAACCGGCCGTACTGCGATTTCCGAAACATCCCGAACGCTCTCCCCGTCATAGGTGAGGTATTCTCTTCCCGTCAGCAGCCAAAACCGTCCGTTTAAAACAAACCCACAGGATTTCGCATTTATAAGCCCGGTTTTCAGTACGACCGGATTTCTCGGATCGGTTACATCGTAAAGCTTTGTTCCGCCGTGTGCCAGCATTTTTGCACCAGCCGAAAAAAGTACGTGGAACAGTCCGTTGACCGGCGCGTCAATTCTTCCGACCGTGCGCCAGCCAACTCGCTTTTCCGGGAATCCTCCGCTGTCTGAAATCAAATTCGGTGCATAGGGCGAACGCTCCGGCTGCACCTTTGTTGGATCTGAAGACATATCCACTCCGCGAAACGCCGTGTATCTCGCCGTTTTTATGCTGCTTTGCTGCATCATACCGGCAAACTGCATCCTAATCCCCCCAAACGCTGTCGCAGATTCGCTCCGTCTTTCCCGGCGTTCCCTCCGAAAAGGCCTGCGCGTACATCTGATTTAAGTAGTTAAACAGCGGCGCGTTGCTGTCCTCAATCGTAAGCTTTGCCGCCAGCCCATATGCGGCGCAGGTTTTGATAAGCTGCGCGTCATAGGGCACCGGGTCCGAAAACGTGGAAAGCTCCGGCGCAGCGGAAAGCTCCGTCTCCCCTCTTATATACCGCAGCTGGTTTTCAAGCGGTAGCACCTCTGCTAAAATGATATTTAGCGCGGTTAGCGCATACCCGCGATAGTCGTCCGCCGTCTCCGACGTCTCCCCTTTGAGTGCAAGCGCCGCCCGAACCAGTTCTTCTGCCGTCATATCTCCTCCCCCTTTCCGCAAGGCCCACCTCCCACCCTGTCAAAGCGCTGATTCTTACGCCATGGTATAGGTCGTCACAGCGGACGGATATGCGCCGGACTTAAATGCGTATACGCGGATAACCGTTCCCTTCGCCGTCAAATCGGAAGCTGTGCCAACACGGGCCGACGCGCCGTAGCGCGGATCGGAACCGTCCGTGGTATAACGATAACTTACGCCGGACGTCCCACAGGAAAACGCGCCAGCGCTCGAAACAGCGGGTGCCGCGCAAACCGTTCCCTTGCCGCTTCCAGTGTCGACTTCAACATAAATACCTTGTGCGCGCGGTGCAAATACGAACAGATCATAAATCTGACGCCCCTCCAGCAGATTGCCGGAAATGCCCGGCGGATCACGGTGGAGCTTCGTTTCACTCAGCGTAACCGGGAAAGCCGCGCACTGTTTCTGCGCAATGATAAAGTTGACGTTTGCCGGCCATCTGCCGGAAGGCACCTTTACCACCGTCATATTGTCGTAAAGGCCGACCTGGCCTTTTGCAAGCGCCTTCTCGCCGAGCGACTCGACACCCAAAAATTCGTCGGAATGCTTTAACAGCTTATATACCGCCGCTGGCACAAACAGCGTTCTGCCGTCCTGCGGAATCTCCGCGTCGTCGAGTGCAAGCGTCCCCTCCGAAATCCGCGCGCATACGTTCGATTTGGTCAGCGCTTCCGCGTTGCCGACAATTTTGCCCGCGCGCTCCGCAAGCTTTGAAAAGCCGTAGGTATCCGACGTCGGAACCGCGCGTTCCCGCACCTGAAGTCCCAGCATGCGGCCCGCTTCTTTTACGCCGCCCTGTTCTAAATTGTTGCCCTTGTCAATGGTCAGCGAGAACGCCTTGTCCTGGCTTAACGTCATCTCCTGCACAAGATCCTGCATCTCCTGTGGATCACCGTAGCGGTTTGTGCCGGTACGGACATAGTCCACCATCGGCACCGTCTGCGGGATAGTCAGCTTTACGGTCTTTGCACCTTTAAATGAAAAATCGTTTGAAAGCCTGCCCGTTAGAAGCGAAGCCTCCTTAAACACCGATTGAATTTTCTTTTCATATTTTTCGTGAAGATTTACTGCCATATTTCTTTCTCCTTCCTGTTAATCCTGTTTTCCAAACAAGCCCTGCAAAAACGGATCCTCTGCCGTATCGCCGTCTTCACTCAAAAGGCTCCCCGGCGATTTTGCGGCCGCTTCGTGGTTTTGTGATAAAACCGCCAGCCTGCACCGCAGCATCTCATTTTCATACATTGCATATGCGGTGCGCAGCGATTCGCCCGCCGCAATGCGCCTGATCACCTGCTCCGGCAGCTCTGTCACATCCGGATGCTCCCTTACAAACAGAATCCATTCGTCGTCTCCTCCGCCGAACGCCGTATCCGTTTCTTCGCTCTTCGGCTCCTCCCATTCCTCCGGATAAAGTTCCTCCAAAAGCGTTTCGTCCCCATTTTCGCTGTCCTGCTGCCCTTCTTCCGCTGCATCCTCCGCAAAGAACTGTATAGGCAACCGCAGCAGCCGTTTTTCTTCACTCTGCATTCGTCTCATCCTCCCTGAGTGTAACAGTGGCCTGTACGGCTTTAAACCCGCCGCACTGCGGATTCCGGCAGGAAAACGACTGTCTGATTCCCTGCTCTGTTTGTTCGCTGTCCACCCGCATTTCAATTCCGCATTTCGGACAATTCATCTGCCGTATCCTCCTTTTCCTCTGTGTCTGCCGCGCGTTTCTTCAGTGCCTGTAAAAGCTTGGCCTTGTTTTTTAAATAGGCGGACGGGATATTCTCCACATATTCCGCCGCATCGGTCAAAACGCCCTTTGCAAACAAGTTGTCGAGCGTCTGTACCTGCATCAGCTCGCTCCAATAGGAAGACGCGCCGATGTCCACATTCAGCCGCAGATCCATGCCGCGCAGCTTAGACAAATCGAGAATCGCCTGTCCGCCGCTTTCCTCCCGGATCAGCCGTTTGCCATAATCACAGGCCATAATATCCAGGATGATGCGCACCACGTCCTCCATATAGCGGTAAAACGCCATCCGCTGCAGCTCAAGCGGCATGACCGAGGATTGCTGCACCGCTAAAATCGCCGAGGTGTTGTCTGGCGTGATATTGCCCAGAATGACGTCGTTGGCACCCATTGTATCCCGTGTGTAGGAAATCACCTTGTCGATCATCTGCAAAACCTGCGCGGACATATCCGGGGCACGGAAGCCCGCCGCGACCGCACGATTTGGATCGCCGCTGACCGCGATCGCCGCACCGACGTCGTTGTTCCATTTTCCCGCCACCATGTCCCGGTTGTAAATCACCTTTGGAAAAGCCATAGATTTGACATGCTCCATGCTCATCGCAAACAGCTTGTTGATGAAAATCTGATTTGGCAAAAGGCCCGTCACAGCCGCCTGCCCATGATACGAGTTTTTTACCCTGTCCCAGGAAAACCACGCAAACGGATACCGGTAATAAGAAAGATCCGTATCTGGCTGAATGACCTTTCCGCCGGATACCTTCATCATGTGTACCGTTGTCATGCCGTCTGCACGTTTCTTCTTCCAGAAGCGCACCAGCATCACCGAACGGTCGTCGGTCTCATCCTCTTCCTCCTGCGGCAGAAGTGCCTCCGCCTCTTCCCTGCTCATTCCGTGCCGCACTGCCTCCCGGCGGATTTCCTCCGCCCTTCTGCGAACCGACACAAGCAAATACGGCTGCCGCTCCACCTCCGCGCAGTACGGGTTCCCGAAGTAGAGATTCGTATTGTCGATAACCTCGGCGGAAATTGCGCCGCGCGCGGCCTGTCCGGTCTCTCTTTCCGGATCAAAATAGAGATACAGACAGCCGTCGCCGTCAACCGCGCCGTTACGAATCACATCGCGGTTTTTCTCCTTGATACCCGCCCCTTCAATTACTGCCTCCAGCTGTTTGGTAACCGCGCTTAAATATGCGTCCGTACCGCCGTAAAAGTCGGAAAGCTGCACCGCCACATCGTCCGAAACTACCGTCGCGACAAAATACGAAACCACACGCTTCAAAATGTTGAATACCGGGCGGTCGAGATCCTTGGGCGCGTTCACACCATACCATTGATCTCCGATAAAAAAGCGTTCGTTCCGTCTGGCGTTTTCGTATATGCCCGCCTGCGTTTTGTACGCACGACCATAAGCATACTCCGCTTCCACCTGCTGGGCTGTCACTCTGCTCATTCCGAGAATCCCTCCTGCGGCGTTCCGTCGTACGCCCAAAAATTCTGCATTTTCCGGCGCCGCTCAAGCTCCCGTGTTTCTTCCTCCTCTTTCTCTTTCAAACGCCGCTTCAGCTGCTCGTTCTCTGCGGCAAGCCGCTGGTTTTCCCTTAAAATCCGGTTGTAAAACATCTGCATCGCCTCCTTTGCACGCTTTATTATGACAGCCGTCGTTCGTCAATTTCGTCATTTTGATTCCGAAAGTTTGATTTTCATTCTTTTCCCCCTTAAAAGAGGTCTTCGTCCAATCCTTTCATTTTATATTCTCTAAAAACTTTTTCTATCTCTCCATAAAAACAACAGCCCTACCGCCGGGAAAACTCCTGGCGATGGGGCTGTATCGTTTAGAAAAAATATTCGTCACACAGACGGACAAGCGCATTATAGCTTTACCGTAAAGATAATGGTGCCGCCCGATCCGCCAGCCGCTTGAATGCTTCCTTTTTGCATTCTGGCGCTGCCGCCGCGATAAAAGCGCTAAAAGCTGCTCCGGCCCGTTATACCGTATTTTCGCATGGAGAGCAATAAAAAGGCTAAAGTCATGCCGATGATGCTTGCATTTTATTCGGCGCTTTAGTAAAATGAAAGTGGAAAAACAAGGCGAATAATAAGGAAAATTGCGGAAATCTTGCTTATGGAGGCGCCGTCTGCTTTTTTAGCCGTGCACATTGAGTCCGTGCTGCGAACAAACTGTTTGAACGCATCCGAAAAAAGCGTCTCCTCTTACTTTCACCGCCTTACTGTGCCTGTTTTTCATAATAGTCGGGTTGATCCGCCCCGGTCGGATTGATCTTTCTAATCTGCTGGATTCTGTACGGCCTGCTTTCCTGCTGATGCTGTTAGAATAAGGAGGACACACAGTATGTCGCTTGCAGCTTATATCCGAAAAATCATGCGTTTTTGCTCGGCTCATCGAAAAATTCTGCTCAACACCTGCGGCACACTGTGTGCGGTTGCGCTGTTTTTCTATTTGCGCGCTTTTTTTGCCACGGGAATTGATTTGGACGGCGCATTCCTTACAAAGCAAAAGGAAGGCTCGTCCATTACCTATACGGGGACTAACGCCTATGGCGCACTGCGCGTTTCGGTTGCCCGCTCGGACGACGGTGCGGAAGTCGTTTATACCGTCCCCCATAATAAAGCCCATGCATATATAGTGGCATTTCAGCCGGACAGTGAATTCTGGCAGACGGCTATGGTGACGGACAGCTGGACCGGGGAGATTTTGTTCGACGGGAAATATCAAAAGGGTAACCGCTTTTTATACGACGATTATGACCGTCCGGTTTACGGAGATATCGAACAGTTAAACGGGGAAAATCCGTACATCAATTTTTCGCCAAACATCCGGCGGATGGTCGGATTTGCTGCGGGCGAGTATGAGCACATTGCCGGGAACTGGCTTTATCTTATTCTGGGTGCGATTCTGATTCTGCTTGTATTTCTGCATATCCGTTACCCGATTCTAACTATGCGGATCGAACGTCGCATCATGGGACGCGAACCTATGCCGAGCGAAGCGCGTCTGCTGTTCCATACGGCGCTGCATCTGATTACACTCTTTGCCGCAACATTGCTGCTGACCGCGGCCGTATAGGGATGCGTTAAATGAAAACTTCAGGTTACGTTGAAAACGGCCTGCGCGTCGGTATTATACTTGCGGCCTGTATATTGTACTGTTTGTTTATTCTTTGCAATTCCCGCTTCACTGTGGCAATTTGTCTTCCACCCGTATCTTCACCTGCTCGGTAAAATC